CGTCGTCCCGAACGGGTTGCTCTGTGGCGATCGTGAGGTCCACATCAACTCACCGCCACCCGAGGGAAACGTGAATGTGTGCGCGGGTGTGCTGGTGCTGTTAGTCTTCAGCGTCACGTTACCGTTGTTGCCGGTGACGATGAACAGCACACCCTTCAGGCCCGCGGCCAGGACCGCGAGCGTCTTTTCGTCGTTGGTCGTGCTCCCCGGCAGTGAGAACGAGAGCTGGCCGGCGGTGTCGCCGGCGAGCACGGTTAGCTCGTTGATCGGCGGCGGGACCGCCTGCCAGTTGATGCCGAAGGTCTGCTGCATGCGGCCTCCCGACTAGGCGTATTTACTGTTCGATAGCACGCGAATTCGCACCGTCGCGGGCGTCGTCGCGTTGTTGGTGATGTAGATATTCTGGACGTTCAACGTCACCCCGCTCACAGGGCGACTCCGCGCGAATCGATGGGTCCAGAACACCTCACCACCACCGGCGGGGAACGTGAGTCGTTGCGAGGGGTTTGCGTTGTAGTCGATCGTCACCGTCCCGTCGTCGTTCCCCTCGACGGTGATGCAGATTCCCTTGAGCGCGTTGACGTGGTTGTTCCAGGCGATCGCGTAGGTGCCCTCGGCTCCGCCGGCGAGCGTCACTTCCGACACAACCGCCGTATCCGCCTCGATTGTCCGCCGCGCGGCGAGCGGGGCCGCGGCGCCGCCGTCCCACAACAGGTCGAATCGCTGTTCCAACGGTTAGCCTCCCGTGTAGCTGAACGCGCCGACGGTGCGGATGGTGATGTTGTATTCCAGCCTGCCCTTCACCTCGCCCGTCTTCTCGGCCTCGGTCACCAGGCCGAGCGGGATCGAGAGGAACGGCGGCGCGTCGGGGTGGTCGCGAAGCGCGATGTTCGTTGCGTAGGCCCCGGCCTGGAACGGCGCGAACCCGCCGGCCAGCAAGTCGAAATAGCACCGCATCGTCAGCGTGCCGCCTTTGACGCCCGGCTCGACGACCTCGAACCCTGCCGAGAAGCCGGTCGTACCGTCGAGTTCATCGACCTTCTCGCGCCAGGAGTACTGGTAGAGCCCGGCGATGGGGTTGGAGCCGACGAACCCTGTAATTAGCTTGCCGCTGATCACGTCGCGTCCTCGATCGTTTCGACCTCTGCCGCTGCCCAGGCTACCGTGAATTTCGCTTCCGCGCCGGTGTGGTCGTAGACTGCCGGCGCTCGCGTCGAGCGGGCCTTATTGAAGCCGCTCACCGTCGAGTAGGTCGTTCGATCCGCGAGCGCCTTCCGCACCGACTCCCGCCAGGTCCGCACGGCGGCGTCCTCACCGAGCAGGTGGCCGTTCGTCGTGAACCGCGCCACCGTCACCGGGTAACGGACCGCCACGCGGCCCGCCCACAGATCCTCGGTGTCCGCCTCCGCGCCAACCGCAACCACGGTCGCCGGCGGACTCGTGCCCGGTGGCAGCGACGGAGTGCGGCGGCGGTACACCGGCACAGCGGGTTCCAGCGTCGCGAGTCGATTCGCAATTGCACTGGAAATCTGGTCCGCGACACTCATGGGACCCTGTGCGCCTTGCAGACAAACCGACTCGCGAGCGTCTCCACACTCACCGAGTCGATCGACCACACCTCCGCGCCCACCGCGATTCGGTCGCGGCGCTTCGGCTGATAGCCGCCGAGGTCTGCCGCGTAGAGGTGCCAGGTCGTCTCGACCGTCAGCACCTCGCCGTCCTCCGACAGATTCGACACGTCGTGCGAGGTCGAGACTCGCAGCGCCCGCACACCACCGTAGGCCGCGATCTGGCTTCCGCTGTCGGGGTCACGGTCCGAGACCGTCACCGTGACCAGGTTGTCGAACCCCAGGAAATCGCCGGTCACGTCGAGCACGTCACAACACCGAGCTGCGGAGTTCGAACGGCTCTAAATACGCCAGCGCCTCGGCGGTGCCCTTGATCCCGTCGAGGAGCATCCGCAGATACTCGGTCCAGCTCACCGACTGGCCGCCGATCGAGTAGCTCGGCTTCGGACTCTGGCACGCGGTGAGGTAGGCCGTCACCAGCGCGTCGAGTGCCGCTCGCAGTTGTTCCGCCGCGCTCACTCGACACCTCCGTCACGCGCTGGCGTTGTAGGCCCGCACGACGAACCGCGGGTCCCGCACCGCCGCGACCCCGAACACACCGGCCTTGACTTGGAGCACGACGTCCTGGTTGAACTCGGCCGGGTCGTTCGGCGGTGCCTGGACCACCTGCAGCGGGTAGACCTCCCGCCACACGAACGCCCGCTTGAAATCACCCCAGAGGGTGAACGTGCTCGCCCGGGCCTCCGTCAGCCCAAGACCCGGGAACGCACCGGCCGCCGCGTCGGTCAGGATGCGGTACAAGTGCTTGCTCACGTAGAGCTGATAGTTGTCGAGCGGATTGACCGAGATCGTCTGATCGCCAGCCCCGCTGGTGATATCGCCGCTCCGCGTCTCCGTCGCGGCGAAGATCCGCCGCGCGGTGTGCTTGAGCGGTGGCACCGTCAGGCAGTTCATCCCCTCGATGTCAATCGGCCACCCGGTCACGGGGTCGCGCATCTGGGCGAACAGTAGCTCGACCTTCTGAACCGACTTCCAGTCGGTGAGCGTGAAGTCGGCGATCGCGTTGACCCACGGCGTGGCGGTCTGGTAGGTGTTGTATGCCGTGCCGTTCCACGAGTGGTTATTCACGGCCCCGCACATCACCCGCAGGCGCTGGTTCTCGACCCACAGACCGGTCCGGCGACCGACGCTCCCGGCTGAGTCGAGAATCTGCCCGGTCAGGTCGGAGTAGATCGCCTCGAAGGTGACCGCACAGATACGACCGAATTTCTGCGGCGCCGGGTAGTCGATATACTGCCCGACGAACGCGGTCTGCGGGTAGTTTTCCTTCTGCTGCAGGTGCGCCGGGTCGTCCATCACGTCGGACAGCCAGGGCTCCCGCTGCGGCCCGAGGTTGCCGTTGGTGATCGGCAGCGTGGTAACCAACTGATCGGTCACCATCGTCGCCATCTTGTACTTCTCCTTGATCGTGTCGACCAACAGTTGCCCGGTTATCGCCGCGAACCCGCTGGCGTCCACCGCATCGATCGACTCACGGAGTCGAGCGCGGCCGGTCGTCTCGCGGAGCCGGTCGGCCCACTGCGGCCCGATCAGGCTTTCGGCGAGTTCCCGGAGGCTGACCTGATTGCGGGTGATCTTCCCCTCCCGCAGCGCCTCGCGGAACGTATCCCGCGCGGCTTGCACGCCGTTGTTCTTGACGATCTCGCGGAGCTTGAGCCCGATTCGCGCCACTGACTATCCCCCTGTGATTAGCTCTGCCGGGCGGCCGGCTGAAGGACACTGAGAATCCTGACCTTGACCTTGGTTGCATTCGCGCCGGTCGCCTCGGCCACGCGGCCGATCGCCTCAGCCTCGGTCGAGACACCCTTGACAGTCTGCGACAGCAGCGCGTTCCCGGTCGCCTTCGCGGGACCGACCAGCGCCCCGAGCGCGTAGGTCGCCAAGGCCGCGTTGAACTCAACCACCATCGGCCCCGTGCCGACGACGATTGCGTTGTCCTTGCTGTTGCCGTAGGGCCGCGCGATGTTGGCCGCTTTGGTTTGCATCGACACGCCGAGGAACTTCGCCACGAAATTCGCGCGGGTCGTCGCCTCGTTGGTGTCCCACGTCTCGTCCTCGGCGCGGGTGAGCGTGCCGCTCGACATCGCGACCAGGTCGCCGGTCGTCACCGCCTGGGCAGTAGCGACCGTGGCGACGACGGGTTGCACTTCGCCGAACTGATACTGAACCGCCACGGATCACCCCCTTAACTGAAGTAGCGCGTCACCAGGTCGCTAATCTTGTCAGCCTTCACCGCCGAGCGTTCGCTGGACTTCGGGTTCTTCGCCGAAGCGAGTAGTTGCCGGCGATCCTCGATCAGTTGATCGACTACATCCAGCTTCGCGGCTCGCTCGCGGAGCTGCGCGACGAAGACCGGCGTCAGCGCCGACTCGGGCAGACCCTTCTCTCGGGCTCGCTCGCGGACGGCCAGCTCGTCGAGCTTCGCCACCGCGGCCCGGACCGCCGGGTGGCTGAAGGACCGCAGTTGCTCGGTGACCTCTTCGTCGCCGCTCTCCTTCGCGCCCGACTCGTCGAGCAGCTTGAGGAGCACGAGTAGTTTCTTCTTGGTGTCGTCGATGCTGAGCGACTCATCGCTAATCAGCGACTTTGCGAGTTCGGCTACCGACGCGCGCCAGTCGCCCTCGACCGGCGTATCCTCGCCGGTCTCGTCACCGGCCGCGATGTCCTCGGCCGCGTCGCCGGTGTCGTCGCCCGTGTCATCGGTCACGTCGTCGAGCACGGCGTCCTCAACCTTGTCCGCCATTTTGCCCTCTTGTTCAAAGAGACTCTTTACGGTTGCGGGGCCGTCAACCAGGTCCACAGAGTGGACGGCCCGGATCGATTCAACCAACTGCACGCCGTCCGCGTCCGTGCGACCGACACCAGTTGCGTTGTGCGAGAGCCCGATTCCCTCGGGATCGTGGTCGACCGCCCACGCGAACCACGGCGCCAGGCGGTGCTTCGGGTTGTATTGCAGGTCCGCCGTCAAGCCGCCGTCACTGGCGATCGTCACGTTCCGCAACCGACCGAACCGCGACTCCAGCAGCCGCGCGTTCGACGGTCCTTCCGGGTGGTCGATATAGACCGGCGCGCCCTCGTAGAGTTGCACCGCGGATCGAATTGCCTCAGGCAGATAGCGGCGACCGTTGCGGCTCTCCAGCCCCAGCACGCGGACGCCGCGCACAACCCCGCGCTCGGGATCATGCACACCGCCGGCAATCTGTGCGGACTCACGAAACGTGAACTGCCTGCCCACTGCGCGAGCCTCCCGACCCGACGGTATTATAGACTACTGACTGTCCGACTTGTCAAGCCCACTATCTTTCTTCTCGAAGGCTTCGACGAACAGCGGCACTTGAGACATGTAATCCTGCTCCACCGCGTCGAGATAGGGTTGAATCTCGCGGTCGATGTCCTCGTCGGAGAACCCCGCGGCTGCCAACCGCTTCTCCTGCTCCTCGTCGCGCTTCTTCGGCATCACTCACCCTCCGTACTTGACACTCGCCACGTAGCCTTGCTCCGCCTGTTTCGAGTTGTAGGCGATCCGCTCGTGAATCCCGTCGAACACGTAGATATCTGCAATCTGCGTTTCTGGATCGAGAATCAGTGTCACCATCTTCGGCCTGGGTGCCTTGTCGCCGAGCCTCGCCTGCACCTCCTGGATGAAGGCTTCCTTTCTCTTGAAGATGCCTCTCCTCTTCTTCGCGCGGATACGCTGCCTGGCGAGCGCGGCATCCTCCGGCGAGAGCTTCGCTATTCGCCGCTCCTGTGCCTTGGTCAGTTTGCCGTTGCAGGTCAACGCCCACACACCCTCGCTACCAGTGAATGTCTGGCCCGTCTTGACCTCTAGTAACTCGTGATCGTGAACCAGGTCCATCGCAAGATTGGTCCGCGTGGTCTGCAGGAACGTATTCGTATGCTGCGCGTCGGTGAAGCCGAGCGATTTGTAATACTTGATCACGATCTCCTCGCCGATCGCGCCGGCGAGCTGCTTCGAGATATGCTTCACGTTGGGGTCCTTCGGGCCGCCCTTGTAGGCCCGCTCAGTGGTCGGCGTGATCGTGTGCGCGATCTCCCTCGCCCGGTCGGCGAGCTTCTGCGCCCGCTGCTCTTTAGTGAGCTTGGTCTTCTTCGACTTCTTCTTCGACTTCTTCTTCGGCTTGGCTACTGCAGTCGATTTTCCGCGCGGCTTGCTCGACTCCTCGTCGCCATGCAGCGGGACGCGCTTACCGTCCTCGAAGCGGATCATCCGCCCGAGCGAGTCGGGGATAACGCCGGTGAAGCCCTCTTGCAGGTCGTCATCGCTCAGCAACATGTCGAGATGCCCGCCGCCAGGCAACTCAACAAGCTGGCCGAACAGTTCGCCTAGAATCGCCACAGACCGTGCTCCTTGAAAAATGCCGACGCCTTGGGGAACGCGGCCTCGATTTTTTCGGGTGGGTGGTCGGAGGCGTAGACCAGTCGCGCGAACTCCGCGAGTGCCTCGGCCGGCTTGGTCCGCGCGTAGGCAGTGAGCGGGTCGCCGTTCACGTCGATCTCCTCGCGGAACGCCGCCATCCAGCCCTCGGAACTCGACAGCGCGTGGTCGGGGCCGTCCATCGCGTGGGTCAACTCGTGAGCGTAGAGGTGATGCGTCGGGTTACTTGGCAGTAGCGGGCCGGCGGTAGTTGTCGCGCCAGCGAGCCCACCGTCGAGGTGGAGTGTTTGGTTACTGTTCGCATAGGCACCGCCGACCGAGGCGCGACCATCGCGCACCTTGTCGAGGAGCTTCGATAGCTCGGCTCGCCGCTCCTCGGACAGTGAGGTGCTGGCGATCGACTTCTCCAGCACCGCGACGCCAAGGGCCTTGACCGAGGGGTAGAACGTCACGCCGCGGAGATTCGAGGCGATCATGTCGAGGGCCGCCTTCGGCAGCCGCCCCAGCACGAACGCGAGCGCCTGTCGGTAGGCGAGTCGCTTTTCCTCGGGGAGCCCGGCCGACTCGATCCCCTCAACCAGCAGCTTCGTGACCGTGTGGCCCTTCGCGGGCTTCTCGGCCGGCTTATCAGCCGGCTTCTCGGCCGGCTTCTCGGCCGGCTTCTCGGCCGGCTTCTCGGCCGGCTTCTCGGCCGGCTTCCCCTGCACCTCCGCGACGAACTGCTCCGCTGCCGCACGGACGCCACGCGGCACGCGGCGGGGCTTCGGGCCGCCGGAGATTTGACGGTGCAGCTCCGCGATCGCCAGCACCGGCGCGGCCATCATCATGCTCGCCCCGGGTAGCGGGATCGGCAGCCCCGCAAGACCCGCCGCGACGATCAGCCGCGCGTAACCCGCGCCGTAGCGGCGCTTGAGCTTCTTGTAGGCCCTCGCCACGCGCTTGCGGGTCTTTGCCATCAGCTTCTTGCTGATCTTGAAGCCCGCGCGGAGAATCTCGATCGCCTTCTTGTTCGCTTTGCGGAGGACCTTTACGGCCCTGGCCGCGCGCGACTTGCTGCTCTTCGATTTGTGGCCGCGTGGCTTGCTCGCCTTCGCCTCGTCGCCGTGCAGCGGGACGCGCTTGCCATCCTCGTAGCGAAGCTTCCGACCGCGCGAGTCAGTGATGATGCCTGTGAAGCCCTCCTGCAAATCCCCCCACTCGTCAAGCGGGTTTAGCCGCTGCTCTTGCTGCTCAGCCTGCACTTGCTCCGCTTCGGCCTCCGGGTCGAGGCCGAGGTCGGACCGCGCCTGCCGCTTGCTCTTGATGCCGGCCGAGACCAGTTGAATATTGGTTGACGCCTCGGCGGCCCGGTCACGAGTCTCCAGGCTCGGCGGTCCGCAACAGACGCGGACTCGCGCGAGCACGTCACGGTCGAGGAGCCCGGCCGCGACGGCCGCCTTGACCTGTCGCCAGGCGAGCGAAGCCCGCGCGCCGTGGTGCCCGTTGCCGAACAGCCCGGCGAGTAACTGCTGCAATCGACTGAATGCCCGCAGCGCCGGCGACTCGACGACGAAGGCGTTCGAGTATTTCGCGTCGGGTAACGCGGTGAACATCCACTCCGGCATCTGCAGTCGGCTAGCGACCGCTCGCAGTTCTGCCTGCAGCACCTCGACGAAGTCGCCCGCGCCGATCGTCGCCGCGGGGAACTGGTAGTCCGCGTTCGCGCCGACGGTCAAGATGGTTCCGTAGCGGAGCCGCTCGATATTCAACTCCTCGCCGGTCGCGGGGTCCGTCGCCTTGATGTTGGTCAGCTTCGAAAGCAACTGCTCCGCAGTTGGAGCCGTGACTCCAGTTAATTTGCGGATTAACGCGATTTTTGCCCGCGCGCGGGCGATCGACGTGAGACTCGCCAGCAGGTCCTCGCAGCGGCGGAGGTTCGCTTCAACTGAAAGGAGGGTTGGCAACCCCCGCTTGGCCGTGCGGCGAGAGTTGAGCTTCGCGTGCGCGACCTCCTCGGCTGGGACGAAGGTCGGCTGCCAGCCGTCGGGGATCGGGTTCTCGACCACCCAATAGCCGCGGACCGTCTCAATATCCTCGGGGTCGCACTCGATCCCAAACGAGGTTGCCGGGTCGGCCATGTCCCCGGTCGGCGATTTGACGTGCTCGGGTTCGACGAATCGCAGGTGGTCGATCCCGTTGCGATCCGGGAACCGGCGGATAAATACCTCGCCGTCCTCGTCGAGACGGTGCATCACCTCCGACTCCAGCGTCGGCAGGTCGTTGACCTCGCACCACAAGTCGAGCAATCGTTGCACCGACGCGGCCAACCGCCGGTCGTCCGGGTCGTCCCGATCGCGGGGCTCCGCGCGATACTGGAACCCGGTGCCGACAACATAGTTCTTACGGTTCTCCAGACCACAGATAGCAAATTCGTTGTAGGCGCAGATGATCCGCGACCGGTCGCGGATGAGCCGCAGTTCGTACTCGTTCCGATAGATCGGCAGCAGTTCGCCGCGCTTGAGATTCAACTGATACCACGGCGGCTGCACGGCCGGGCCGGGGGCGCCGCTCGCCACGTCGGCGACCTGGAACGTGAGGTCCCGCAGCGGCGCGAACCCGCCCAGCGACGTGATCACGTCGAGCGCGGCTTCCTGCAGTTGAATCTGGCCCTTGAGCCACGCGGTCACTTGTGGGTCCTGGTCTGCCACAGCCGCCCCCCGTAGAAGATTCGCCCGTGCGACACCCGCACCTGATCCGCCTCGAATCGATTACCCCAGTGAGTGGCCACCGTGAACCCGCGCTGCCAGTCCGGCGCACCGGTGAGATACGGCAGGTTAAATCGGCACAAACAGCCGTTCTCAAGCCAAACCTTCTCTCCGCTCATATCAGTCTTGTAGTAAGCCGACAGTCGGTGCGTGTGACCGGAGATGCCGGAGCGGCCGCGGCGGTCGAGCATCGCGCGGGCGGTCGTGCCGGAGTGCCGGCGGCTGATATCGCCGTGCTCGATCAACAACCCGCCCTCGTCGATCGGCCCGGCCTGGTAGCCGACGTGCCGCATGCCGAGCTTCGGGAGCTGCAGCAACTCTGGCAACTGGATCGACCGCAGCCGCGACATGGCCGGGGTCTGCCACAAGAACCACTTCAGCCGGTGCTCGTGGTTCCCGTCGAGATAGGTAATCTCACACTGCCGGCCGACCGCCGCCCGCACGTCGGCGAGGAGGGACGCGCATTCGTCGAGATCGGATTGCAGGTGCAGCACTAGCTCCGGGTCCTGCGGGTAGCGGCTCACCTGGCCGCAGTCGGCCCAATCGCCGAGGAGATAGAGTCGGTGCGGCCGGAACCACCGAAGGAACTCCAGCACGAGTCGCAGCGACGGCGCGTCGTGGTAGGGGACGTGAACGTCCCCCACGTAGGCCGAGCGAACGGTGCGCGGACGCGAGATCTCGACTAGCTGCCTCACGACCAGCCCTCCAGATAGGATTCGATCAGCGCCCGCGTCGCGTCGTCCACGCTGGCCGCGACCAGACCGAGGCCGTAGAGTCGCCCGTCGAACGACTCGACCGTCTGCGACCCGCCCGCCCCCACACCCACCCGCCGCCAGGCCGTCGAGTTCGCGTTGACCGTCTTCGAGGTGCCGTCCACCCGCAGCGACCAGTTGCCGCTCCCGCGTTGCCAGGTTGCGGTGTGCGGGTTACTGTCGCTCGCAAACGGCCCGGCAGCGACCAGCGAGCCGATGAAGAACGCGAAGCCGTCGCTGCGACGATGCGAGTAGACCGCATTGATGTCGTTGGACTGCAGTATCCGGCGACCACCTGTGCTCACCGTCTCGGCGGCGCGCAGCGAGATAGTCGCGGCACCGGTCAGATCGGCTTCACTCGGCCCCAGCATCGCGGCGAGTGCGGCGTGCGTGAACTCCAGATACCACACGCCACCGCTGACCCTGAGCGTCGGGCGCTGGCCGTTCGTCGGCGCAACCCAATCTTTGCCGGTGAACGGGCAGGTCGCCACTCGCACGGGGTGGCCGTCGGTGGTCGCGGCGGTGGTTTTGCCGCTGTCCTGCCAGAGCAGGCCTTGCTGCCGCGAGAGGCCGGGCAGCAACCACGGCCGCAGGTCGGACCCCAGATCGAGGGGCGACCACGACGGCGGAGGGGCGCGGCCGCACGTCAGCAGTGGCACGAGCACGGGTATCACACCAGCGCGAGGTATGCGAGTTGAGGGGTGCCCGACGCCGCGACCACATACAGCCGATTGAGATTGTCGATCGGTATCCATGGCGACACGTCGCCCGGTGCGAGCGGGTAGCCGTTGCTGGTCGTCACGGAGGACGACGCGCCGAGGTAGATCGTCTCGCCGGTGGTGCCGAGGTTGCGGAGCTGCACCAGCCCGCAGACCTGCGTCGGCGCCTGAGCCGCGCTGGTCGAGGTGTTGATCCGGCCGGCCGCGATCTGCGTGTAGATCGGCTGGTTCTCGGGTCCGTAGTTCGGCACTATCTGATCCTCCGTTAAACGTCAATCCCGTCTATATAGTAGCAGAGTGCCACCGCGTCGGCTAGGTCTGGCGATCGGCCGATCCTCGATTTGATCGCAGTTTTCCGCTCGACCTGGCGGCGACCCGACGAGTCGAGCGAGTAGCGGTGGGCGAGTAGCTCCGCGCGGAGATCCTCTCGCATTCGCGGATCAACTCTCGAAAAATCGAGCACGCCGGCGTCGGCCATCGCCCGCAGGCCGAACACCAGCGAGGACCGCAGCTGCGCGAATCGCGGGTCCGGCGACCCGGCCGCGGCAGACACGCCGAGGAACCGGTAGCCGTTCGCCTGGTCGAGCACGCCCGCGCCATAGCCGCCGGTCTCATCGATAAATACCGGCACCGCGTAAGCTGCTGAGTCGCCAACGAGGATTGCGGCGATCTGCTTGAGCCGATCGGCGACCTGCCGGGAGTCGAGCCCGCGGTGCCGCTCCAGCAGCACCAGCGCGGGGCCGCGGCGAGCGGCGATCGCGGTGGAGTCGTCGCCAAACCGCGCGACATCACAGCCGATCACCACCGCGGCGTCCGGCGGGACCGGCCGCGGGGTCAGGCAGCGATCGAACACCGCCGGTGTCCACACCGCCGCGGCCGCCTGGCTCGGCCAGCGGCCGAGCACCTGCGCCTCGAACTCCGGTGTCCGTGGTCGGTGCCACTGCCCAGAGCCCGGCGGGAATTCGAACGCCAGCGGGTCGACCGGGTCGCCGGTCTCGCACTCACTCGCCACCCGCCGCGCGACCGTCTCCAGCCGCACCGCGGCCGGCACCGGCGGCGGCTCACCCCGCGACTCGGCGAGCACGTTCGGGTGCTCTAGCGCGCTGAGCGCGACTACCGCCCAGCCGCCGGACTCCTCGGCGAATCGGGCGTAGGACGATGGGTCGTTGGGGTTGTAGAGACACAACCAGCGGTGATGGCCCGAGGACTCAAACATGGTCTCGCCGCGCAGCCAGAACTCGCGGTCAACACCGGTCGCTTCGTCGAAAATCAACAGCAGCCGCTCGGCGTGCCGACCCTGGAACGCATCGGGGTTGATCGCGGTGTAGCCGTGGACGTAGTGATTCCACGATCGCTGCAGTCGGGTGTCTTTCGGCGCGAACCAGCGCTGATCCCGACGGAGTGTGCGAATCTCCTTGAACAACAGGTCACGGACGCTTGCCCACGTCGGCGCGGTGCAGAGGGTGATCGACGGCGCGAAGCAGTCGAAGAAGTAGTTCGCGTAGGCGGCCGCGAGGAATGTCTTCCCCTGCGTGTTGGCAGACCGCACGAGCACTCGGTAGGGAGGCTGCTCCAGCCGCTCGAACACCTCGCGCTGCTGAGGAGTGAGTGTCGCGCCGAGGTGCTCGCGAGCGTAGTCTGCCGGGCGGCCGGCGTAGCGAGTGAGATCGACCGGCGGCCGGCCGCCGCAGGCACGGAGCAGTCGATTGACCCTCAGCTCCCCCCACGCCCGCACGCGTGGTCCTCCAGCGATTCGAGCCGTGGGAGCAGATGCAATCGCGCGTGAAGCACAGTGAGTAGATCGACCATCTTACTCGCGGCCCGGAGTCGCACCGTGTCGGAGCTGCTATCGCGGAGATCGCGGAGTACAGCGATCGTCGCGTCCACCTCGGCGAGCAGGAGATCGACCGCCCGCCGCAGCGTCCGCTGACTCTCGCCGGTCAGCGCTGAGCGGAACTCCGGGTCACGGATCAAATCGTAAACGCGGGCGACCGGGACCCCGGCCGTCCGCGCCGCCTCGAGCGCGGAGCAGCCCTTCGCGAGGGCTTCAAGGACAATCTCTTCGCTCAAATCCACACGCCCGCTCCCACACTCGCCGGCGGAACGTCGTCAGTCCGCGCTGATACCCGCCCCACGGCACGTCGCCCCAGCACCACAGCTCGAACGCGCCGAGGTCGGAGTCAGGATCGAGCCACGCGCCGGGGTAACTCGGGTAATCGATTGTCCAGTCGATCCCCCAACGATCAGCCCACCCGGCGAGTCGCTGTCGAACCAGATACCACTCGCGGGTCGCCCGCACGTCCGGCTCCGGCACAATCAGCAGCCAGGCCGCGGCGATCCGCAGATCGATCTCCTCGACCGCCAGCCAGAGGGACCGGCACTCCGCGCGGACGTGCGGGTCGGCGTGCCGCTGCCCTCGGGCCAGCACCGGTCGAGCATACCAGCCGGCCCGCTCCAGCCGGGCCGCCGCGGCGGCCCGCACTGCCGGGTCGTCGGCCCCGAGTCGCTGCAACTCCCCGCCGTGCGTCGCGGCCGAACACTCACACCACAGATAGACTACGAGTGCTAGCACGATCCTACAACCCCAACCGGTCGAACTAGTCGTGATTATAGCATGCCGGGTCACGGCGGGCGAGACAGCCCGCCGCCCCGGCTGCCGGGTTATTTCGGCTCCCCTCAAGCCGGGCAATCACCGGCGACACCCACCACTGCGGGCCGGCTGTCGCAGCCCTCACGCCCCGTGGCCGGGCGTAGACGCGGCGAATAGCCGCTCGAAATAGCCGCCCGTGTCACGGCCCGCCCGCACCCACCAACTGAACGCCTCGGCGAACCCCTCGGCCGAGTTACCCCGCAGATAGGGATCACTCCATTCGACGGCCGACCACACGGCGACCCAGGCCGACCGCTCCTCGGCCGACAACCGGAACCACACGCCGTGACCGATCTCGTGCAGAGTCGCGGCGACTGCGCCGGTCGAGAGGTAGGCCGCCGACCGCAGCCCGACCGCCGGCACCTGGTCGTAGGTCCGCCCTCCGTCGCCCGCCTGCGGTGTCTCCTGCCCCGCCAGCCACGCGAACTCGGGGAGTTGCGTCACTGACTGACCGCCAAACACAATCACTCGGTAGTTGTCCGCCGCCAGCCAGGCAGCCAGACCTGGCGGTAATTCGTCCACCTGCTGCTGCACGCCCGCCGTGTCGCCAGGCAGCAGTGGGTGCGATTCGACCTGCAGCGGCGAGCGATAGGGCTGAAACACGGCAACCGAGACGCCGGTGCGGCTCGCAGGATCGCCGAGGAACTCATCGCTCAGCACCGCGAGCGTGCGGTAATCCCGCGACTGCAACCGAGGGCCGCCGCCAACCCCCGCGCCGATCCAAATTCGATCGCCGTCCTGCGCGAGTTGCAACGGCACCGCCGCCGCGCTCGACTCGAACGGCGTGAACGATCGGCCTGAGCCGTCGAGTAGGTAGACCACCCCGCCGGCCGAGGCCATCGCGGCGGGGCAGTCGCGCGACTCCAGCGACTCAAGGCGCCACACGCCCGCACTCCTCGAACGCCGCATGCGTGTGCGGGAACCGCTCCCTGAACGCCGCCTCGATCAGCTTCGCGCACTGCTCGATCTCATACTGCGGGTAGCTCGGGTAGCGAGCGCTCGACTTGTGCGTCCGCAGCGAGAGGAAGTGCAGCAGCGAGCGGACGTTACAACTGCACACCATCTGCGAGTAAATCCCAACCGGCAGCACCGCCCGCGCGACCTCCCGAGCGACCCCGCGACTGAGTAGGTGCTGATACGCGGCCCACACCGCCTGGTAGGTCGCCGACAGCACCTGGATGGTCTCCTCGACCAGCGCGTCGTCCCGCTCCAGTTCCGGCCGCATCGGGTTGAATTCCTCTGGCTCGTGGATCGGCCGGCCCAGCGATGGCATCCAAAACTTCGGCTCCAACTGGCGATACCGAGCACTGATCTCGCTGTAGCTCCAACCGATCCGATGCCGCTGCCACTCCCGGAGCACGAAGATCGGCGCCTTGACGACGAAGCGGAAGAACGTATGCTCGAACGGCGTACCGTGCCGCGATCGCATCAGCATGCGAATGAAGCGGCCGACGTCTTTACCGTGGTCGGCGCCACTCGGTAGCACCAGCGCCGCGCGGACGATGTCGTCGTCACACCCCGATGCCACATCCACCTGGACCGGCAGGCAGGTTGTGTATTCACAGTCGATGTCGCTATCGTCGTCATCCGTCATGCCGCGTCCTCCCTAGCCCACGGAACCGATTGAGTTGCAAATCTCACACCCCGGCGGCCCACTGCACGGGATACCGCCGTGGACCGCGTAAGCTGGCTCATCGAACCACAGCGGCGACACCGCGTAGCCGCCTGGCACTGGGCAGAGCAGGGCACCCTCCCACGCCTCCGGCCCCGCGTCCGAGTGACACCGCCGCGGAGCACCACACTGCCGACAGATCGCCTCGCCGCTCACACCCGCACCTCCTCCCCATCCAGCCGGTAGTAGACACCCAGTGGCTCCGCGAGATCGACCACCTCGACCCCGCCCTCGCGGAGAACCTGGTCACCCAGCCACACCCCCTCCCGCCAGCGATCGGGGGTCCGCTCCATGAGAGCCTTGCAGCGGACCAATCGAGTGACACCGGCGAATAACATCGCTCGGGCGCAGTCTGCACACGCCGCCCACGGGCAGTAGAGCCAGAGGCCGCGAGTCGAGACACCGGCCGCAGCCGCCGCATAGATCACCGCCCGCTCGGCGTGCTCCGCGAAGGCGTACTTCAGGGGCCGCTCCAGCCGCTTCTCCCAGCCCGGCGAGAGGATCAGCGAGGAGTGCAGCCCGTTGACGCCCGACAGCATCACCTTGCCGATCACCGGATTGACCAGCACCGCACCGTTGCGGGTCGAAGGGTCGTGGCTACCGACCGCGACGCAGCACGCAGCCCGGAGGAAATCCACGTCGTTCAGCTTTAGCTCAACCATCCAGTTCCCCTCTGATTGCGGGCACCACGTCCTCCACCCGATCAACCACTACCACAGCCGCCACCGCTGCCGTCGCCCCAGCCCTCGCCCCAGCCCTCGCCCCTGCCGTCGCCCCAGCCGGCGCCGTCGCCGGCGCCGTAGCCGGCACCCCAGCCGGCACCCCCGCCGGCACCCCTGCCGTCGCCCCAGCCGGCGCCGTCGCCGGCACCCCCGCCGGCACCCCCGCCGGCACCCCCGCCGGCACCCCTGCCGTCGCCCCAGCCGGCACCCCAGCCGGCACCCCAGCCGTCACCCCAGCCGTCACCCCCGCCGTCA